CCGGATGGCCCTGCGCCGTGGTGTTGACCGCCCCGTTGAAGACATAACTGGGCTGGTTCTCAGGTCGCTCAGATGGATCCTGTGCCTTGGCCGTTGGAGCAATCATCTGGGCCACCCCTCCCAAAATCATGGAAGTGCCCACCGAATACAGCGTGGCCTGAGACAGAAATGAACCTGCTGCGGCCCAGCCCATCGGGTTCCACCAAGACACGGCGATCAGCGCAGCACCCAAAAGAATCTGGCCCAAGCCATTGCCCCCGGCACCGGACACGACCGGCGCAATGGTGATGCGCTGCTGGCCACTGGGCTCGTGCAGTCGCTCCAGGCTCAAGGCGTCACGCCCGGCCAGTACCCGGTAGCCCACCCCGCGCTCACCAGATGCCACCAGCTCACGCTCGAAACTGGAGAAGTTGGCGCACAGGGCGCGCACAGCCTCAGCGGCTGAAGCCACTGCCATCCTGTGGCGTCGCCCGAAGCGCTTGCCCAGTTCACCGAGTAGAAGAATCGTGACCATTCAGAAGTTGATGTCTCAGGGTGTGGGTGGTGATCTTTTGCCAATAGCCGCCATAGACATCGCGACTGGAAAGCCTGCCCTGCAGGTGGTGCAGGATAAGACCATCGCCCAGGTAGATGGCAGCATGGTTCGGGACAGGCGACGCGACCTGCATCAGCAGGACATCGCCGGGATTCATGTCGGAGGGTTCCACCACATGGAAACCTGCGCCAGAAAAGTTGTCCAGATACAGATTCCCGCCGCGCTTCCACCACTCGTCGAAACGGGTGACGTCCGGCAGGTCAATGCCGCGCTCCTGGGCATACCAGTCACGGATCAGGGAATAGCAGTCGAGCACGCCATGCGCCCATTCGCGCCCGACCAGCGGGGCGACATAGCCTTGCGGGTGCAGCTCAGTCCAGTGCCCGGCCGGAAAACTCACGATGAACCAGGGCAGCGCCGTGGCTTCGCAAGCCACCCGGTCCGCTTGACTGGGTTCGGCTGGAAAATTCGGATGGGAGTGAAACACCCCTACGATCTCGCCAAGCTGGTCGACGCGCACGTAGTCTTCGGGGTGAATCACGAACTGGTCGGTCCCCACGCCGATGTTGCGGCAAGGAACATAGGTCTCCCGGCCCTTGTGAATGACGAGCAGGCCACATGCTTCGCGAGGAAACTCCCGAGCAGCATGGGCCAGCGCCAGCGTCTGGTTGGTCTCGAGCATCACCGGATCAACCCCGCTGCAGGAAACCCGCCAAAGGGCAACTCGGCGTTCGCGCCAAAGCGCTTCTGACAGGACACCAGGCGTTTGCCGCAAGCGTCCTGCGCTCGTGAGCTCACGGTTTCGTCATTGGCGTTGAAGTACGCGGTGCCGGTGTAGCCGCACTCGGCACCCCTGTACTGCCATGGGCAGACGTTTTGCACGATCTGCCGCCGGGGCAATGACACCCCTTCCAAATCAAAGGCAGCGGCCAACTCGAACTCGACCACATCACGGGTTTCACGCGACTTGCGGTCAATGAAGTACACATCGTCGGCAAACTCGGCTAAAGGATCGGCCGTGGAGTTGGCGCCTGAGGCGAAGTTCACCGCGTCCAGGTACTTCAAGAGCGTGCGCTTTCTGGTGACTTTGGCCCCCACAAGGTCCTGGTAGGACAGGATGAGCGCTGTGATGCTGCCCGTGACGTTGGCCACCTTCAGTTTGGGGCGAGGCACCTGACCGTTGCCGTTGAACTCGAAGCCTTCGGCCTGAATGGGAAACGGTTCATAGGTGTTGCCCTGCCAAACCACCTGACGGCGCAGCTCATTGGTACCCGCGTGAAACCGAACCACCCCCTCGTTGAAGAGAGACAGGTCCAGAACAAAGAGTTCAATGACAGCGCTCGGGGCCAGTTTCTGAATTTCTGAGGTGATGGCTTGGCTGGTCATGACAGATCAAACACCTGCCGAAAGGTGGCGTGGATGTTTTCCAGATTGGGTTCTTCGATGCTTCGGCTCCATTCCTCACAGAGGAACTTGCCCACAATGCCGCTCGGCGTGGTCCAGTCAAAGGACTGCACCGAGCCCCGTGCGCGCAGAAAGTTGTCGATCGCAGCAGCCTCTGCCGTGGACTTGCCCCGGAACTCCAGCGACCAGACCTCGGGCTGGGTGTTGATGCCATAGGCCAGGCGCTGCTCGTAGCCATCGCCAAAGGAGACCTTGCGGACATTGGGTTTGACGGTGAGGGACGCCCCGATCGAAGCGATCCAGGTGAATGTCGCCATGCGAGTCTTTCAATACATCACTGCCTACGGGGATCCAGCAGACCCCCGGCACGCTTCTGGTTGAGCAGCTCCTGGCGCACCGCGCTCGAGATCGCCCGGCCCAGTTCCTTACCTTCGCCCGCGTTGGTGGTCACCCCGCCCTCGACCACATTGACCGAGACGTTGAAGACATC